AGCTGCTTTAAGTTTCTTAAAAGAAGCCATCTCTGGACGTATTCCTCTCTCCTTCATAGTTTTACCTGAATGACAAGCTGTACATAACACTTGCAATCCATCTATGTCACAGAATAGCTTAGATACGAAGCTAGGCAAATCATCATAAGAGCGGAGAGTTCCAGCAGGTGAAATATGATCCACTTGTACACTCTTACCACTAAACCATTTTCTACAGGCGGCGCATTGATATTCATATTTCTGTTTTCCTGTCGTGTTTTTCTTACGTCGTTTCGCATTAGCTAACACCTTATATTTGTTTGGGAAATGAGTCCAAGCTCTACGAAGAGCAGAACGTATAAAGCTAAAGAAGCGGGCATCTGTCCAGCCTTCTACATTGCTCATATTTATTTTTCTCATGTAAATAAAGTTGTTTATAATATTCTGCCAAACTTCGTTCCCTATCTAACTCATACTGAAGTCTTTGTGTCCTTTGTTCGAATATAGATTTTTCTATATGATTAAGTGTTAATCTGATTCCATCTAGAGGATGGTATAACATTTAAAGCCTCCTCTTATATTCATTTAATAGCACCTTTAAATATGTTGTTCTTAATATCTTGAAAATTAACGGGATAGCCAGCACAATTCTCAACACATACATTAATATAATTGTCATCTTTCTCTTGTGTGTATTGTGATTTCATTATGCTGTTCCTATGAACATGCCCATGTATGTTCTTTCTTCCTCTTAATTCAGCAGGATGTATAGGGGCATGGCTAATCCAATATCCACGATAGCTTACAATACCGTAGATTTTCTCAAAATACTTTGTGTACACTCCTAAATCAAATTGATCATGATTTCCTCGTACAAGAATCTTACGAGCTGGAATTTCAGCAAGCATGTCTACACGTTCCATATCCATGCAGACATCTCCCAATATCCAGAGAATATCTTTCTTACTGTTACATACGTGAGCAATACGTGTAATTAGAATATGATCGTGCTCTAGGCTACTATCTCCAAAGCGTAGCGTTGATTCAAAATCTAAGATTTTCTTATGTCCTAGATGTAGATCACTAATCATGTACACATTACTCACCAAATATCTCCTCTGGTTTACGTCTAATATATAAACATCTGGCTTGAGACAGGAAATACTCATCAGACAATCCAGCATCTGCATAGGCATGTTTAACAAGCTCTAATCCATGCTCTCTCCAATAAGGGAGAATCTTCTCTGCTGCTTTCTTTCCTGCTCCCGGAATACCGGGAACACTGTCTGTAACATCACCTGTTATTAATTGTCTCCAGAAGTTTAGATCGGCTTCTTCAAGAGAGATGTAGTACAGATCTCCGCTTACCCAGTTGTAATGCCATCCATATGTATTATTTAAATCCTTGTCAATAGAAACAATACAGCTTTCTTTTCCTTCAGACAATAGCTGTAAATGTCGCCAACTCACTCTGTCATCTGTCTCCTCCTTCTCTACAGGAATAGCTCCATATTGTCCCTGCAGATGTTTCTTTAGCTGCTCGAAATGAGCAGGCTTGGGAGAATTCTTCCTAGCAGATTTGTATTCTGGGAAATAATTATACCTAAAATTTCCTTCTCCTTCAAAATACATTTCATAAGAGCTGTGCTCTATAGCAAACATAGAAGCTACAGATTGTCGTAGATTGTGTAGAGAGAGGCCCACAGGGCCGGGAATACTGACAAGCTCTACATCACATCCTGTGTCTTCTTGAAATTCATCTGCTTCTTTCTTGTATTGAAATCCTGTTATGTATTCTCCCTCAATTGAACAAGCATATTCTCTTTTCTCATTTGCAAATCCAGCCCTGTAAAGGGCGCTATCTGCGTCAATTACTAAGTGCATTTAGTCCCTCTATAATATGGTGCACGGTGTCACCATCTGAGCTAACCGGGCAATAAATTGGCACCTTTCTTTAAGGCTGTAAGGCTCAGCCCACCCAGAACCTTTACATTGTATAGTGTCTCACTGTTTTCTCTACAAAGACTGGGCGTCTATATTATACGGATTTTAATTCAGGTTTATTTAGCTCATCTAGTTTTCTTTGAAAGTCTTTGGCTATAATTTTAGCATGTGGAAATGCTGTATATGCAGCCTCAATACATCCAAAGTCTCGATTCACTACGCCGTAATTGAACAACTCATGATATACTTCTGCATAAATCTGTCTTGTATCCTCGTCCAAGATAACAACATCATAAGTTTTAGTGGAAAATACTACGTTGTTTGCTTACGCATCTCCCGGCGTTGGAATCAAAGCTTCTACACTAACCCCTCCATCGTTAATGACATTCTCCAAATCAATATAGAATTGATTGGTAAGCTCATTAACTAGAGCTACAGCAGCATCAAATTGATCTGCTTGCTTTGCAGGAAGTTTAATAGCTCCATTGCTTAGCAATACACCTGTCAATGCAATAGCATCCTTACGGCAGCTTTGGTAGTGGATGGAAACATCCTTACGATTTACAGGAATATTTCCTCCGCCATCTCCGCCAGCAGGAGCAGCGCTCCTAGGAATAACACTAACATTCTCTGCGTTCTTATACTGACCTTTCTGCACAGAGTCGTAATTAACGTAATCTCCTTCATTACATGCTGGCTTGGCAAAGCCACAGCTAAACCACTCGCCATCAATATTCAGATTGTAAGCAGTCCAAGGCCCATTCTTCCCATGTCCTTGCTTTGTTGAAATCTTTTGTACATAACCTTGCATATTAATTATTCTCCTGCTGTCTTTGTTGTTGAATCAAAATTTGACAAGCTATGTCAGTAGCTCCTCCTCTTACTGAGCAATAAGCACTCTCTGCTGATTGTCCTTGTTTAACAAGCTCTTCAATTGCTCTATTATTTTCAGCGTTTGTAGCGTAACTACAGCTGCCAATGGAAGATATGACTACAAATATAGCAAAGAATAGACACTTTTCAAGTGTACACATTATATTAATTCCTATATGGTGTTTCGAGTGTGTAGGAAGTTTCTTTTCCTGTTCCCCAATGACTACCAATCTTAATTCCACAACCTAATGGAACATTAAATTGTATGTTATAGATGGTATTAAGATAATTGTAGCATGAATTTCCAAAACTTTGCAGTGCTATTTCATTTATTTTCTCCATTTCTTCTGGTTTTATTTCACCAACAACGCTGTCATGTACTGTGTTAATCAGAAAGCTTTCTAGCTTCTGATGTTTCATCTCGTGCCACATATACACAACACTAATTGGAATGATGTCTGCTGTAGCTAAGCTCTGAATAGGATAGTTGAATATGTTACTTTCTTCTGCAATATATCCATCCTTTCCTCTAGGAGCAGAGATGTTTGGAAAATAGAATGTAAGACCAGAAGGAATTGTTAAACATTTATCCTTAATGGCTTTTATTTTCCATAGCTCTTGTGTCTTTGCTACACCAGAATATCTAGTTTTAAATTCTTCATTATACGCTTTCTCTGCTTCTGTTCCGCTACGCCCTCCAAACAAAGGAAGAAATGTTCTAGCCTTGGCTTCTTGTCTAGTAGTTGGTTGTCCAGCAGCAGTGATTGTATCTGCTGTACGTTGGTGTACATCTACTCCATTTAGTATGTCATATATGGCCTGCTCATCTTGTCCAAGAAATGCAGCAACACGGAATTCCAATTGTGCTCCGTCAGCTTCCATAACATGCCAGCCTTCTATACGTGCCTTGGCACAAGGCTTGAATATACGTGGCATGTTTTGAAATTGCACGCCATATTCTGTACCAGAAGAAGACAGACGATGTGTCTGCGTTATTGCTTGATTGAATTGTGCATATAGCAAATCTCCATTATCAATACAGTCTTTAAATTTAGACAATGTTTTAGAGAGCTGTGCTTCAATAATGCTATGACGTTTAAGCAAGTCTTGTAGCTCTTTCTGCTTCTTTGTACGAGCTGTAAGCTGTTGCAATGTAGCTACATCACTCTTCTGTTGTCCTTTCTCTGTGCGTATTGGCTCCTTAGTTCGTGGATGTACAAGCTCTTTAAATCCTAGCTCTCCGTACACAAGCTCATTACGTTGCTTGGAAGAATTCCAATTGATGTCTGCTATTTCCTTGAGGGCAGATTGTATTTCTAATTTCTCATGTATAGCTCTGCTATACTCCCTGTTTACAACATCTGCATCTAAGCATATTCCATTCTGCTCGATGTCTGCTAATACAGGAGTGAACAAACAACGTGTCAATATTGTCTTTAGCTTGTCCTCTTCTATAGCACGCTGTAGCTGTGCTCTGAATATATACTCTGTCACTCCTACGTCATACAATACACGCCTCTCTAGAAGGCTCGTAGGCATGTCAGAAGGACATACACCTCCTTGCATACACAAATCTATGAATGGCTCCTTGCCTTGAAATCCATAGCGTTTAGCAATAGCTCCAAGATGTAGAGGAATAGAGCTAGGACGATTGCCATAGAACACATGCTCTGCAATCATTGTGTCCCACACCACCACTTTACTTAGATCTAATCCATAACGCTGCATCCAACGTAAATCAAACTTAATATTCTGTCCTACAAGGAATCCTTCAAATAATTCAAGCTGTTCTATAAAGGATGCTAGAGCAGCCATTCCCCCATGTATAAGCTGTGTTTTATTCGTATCGCTTCTATATGCCCCTGTCACCACCACTCTATTGTCTTTAACAACACTGCTTCCATAGCTTTTGTTTGTTGTTTCACAATCGAATGTTATGTGTGGAAGAAAATATATATCCGTTGTAGGATTTTTAAGGAACTTGTAAACATTCATTTAGTCTCCTATCTATTAGTCTTCCAATAAGGATCACAAATTACACCACTCATCTTCTGTTTAAATGGTGGCGTAATAAAATAGCTTTGTAAATGTTCATTTGGAATAGCTTTATGACGATAGAATGTGTCCTTTAGAGGACAATTTGTTCCATTGCACATTGTAATATCAGGCATTTTGTGTTCTCTCCAATTCTTTAAAAGCTTCCTCTTCTTTCCACGACCATTGTAAATCCCTATCAATGTCTTCTTGTGTAATTTCTACATCCTTGTTTTCTTTCTTTGTGCCATCTTTATTAGAATAGTTACCTTCCATTACCTAGTCTCCTATCTCTATCTTTTATGTATGCAGGAGAATCAATATCACATATCAAATCATCTGCATTTGTCCAATCTGCTGCTTCACGCCAGCCTTGTTCATAGGCTGACTCTATATTAACGACACTTTCTTCAAGTTCTGAAACATAAGCCAGCAGAGATTTAAAAAACTGAACATCAGATTGGTGCTTGTCTTTCTGTTCATGAAAATCTAGGTAGTCTTTTATACGTCTAATCATTTCTGTGTCAACTTTAGCCATTTATTTACTCCTAAAATATTAAAAATTAGTAGCGTAATTGTTCTTCTCTTTCCAGAAGTCTCCAAGAGGATTGGCTTGTCCGGGCATAGAATACA